TATGAATTGTCAGGTGAAAGGAGTCACTTGGATATTTTAGGCGAAAGAGCAATTCTTTATAAAGGGTATGAAGATTTATTAGATATTTTTGTAAATTTTCCTTTATACATAAAGTACACGGATTATGATTTACCGTATAAACAATTCAGTCCTGAATTGATTATGAAAAAGTTTGAAAAATTATTATGAAAAAAATTTTAGTTTCTGCAATTTCTTTTGTTAACGAAAGAAAACAAGGGTCTGAAATCTATACAAGATTCGCGAAAAGACTTATTGATGATGTCATTAAAAAAACACCATGGGACGTTATGGTATCGACTAACCGTCCTGATTTGTTTGATGATGTAACAAACCCAAATGACAGAGTTTTCATAAAAGAAGACAAATTAGAAAACCATAAAACTCATGTTGGAGCGTTCAATCAACTTTTGAAGTTCTCAGCAATTAAAGATATCAATTCATCGTATGACTATGTTCTCTATATGGATTGTGACGCAGGTTTTACAGAAGATGTTAATGTAGAGGACGTTGAACGAATGATTAATCATTGGGAAAGTCTTGGTTATGATATGGTTGCTTTGAGAACTGACGCAACATATGATTGGGCTGAAAAAGAATTCAAGGAAACTACGGACTTCAACAGTTGGCCCAAACCGTTGTTTAACTCTAAGTTTTTATTCTATGGAATACATCCTGAATGGAGTGGTGCTAAATTACCTTCGGAACACGTTTTTTTGGTTAAGAATAACGAACGATTGTCTGAAATGGCAAAACATTTTGAGAACTTCTGTACTCAGTTTGAAACTCAAGATGAAAATCATCCAATAACTTACGACATGGAAGCATTTGAAATCGGTGTATCGGCTCATTTGGCGGGAATCAACATGGGTGAAATGGGGTGGGGAAATCAAATACAAATCCTAAAAGTTGGATTTAACGCTAACAATTGGGAAAAGGTAAAAATTTAATATGATTATCAAAGAAAAAAAAGTAGATGGTTTGGTGTTTTATATGATAGACACCGATTGGAGTGGTGCCAGTTTACTACAACATGAAAAGTATTGGGAACCTCATATTACAAAAGTGTTGGATAGAAATCTTAAATTGGATTCGGTTCTTGTCGATGTTGGGTCAAATTATGGGTGGCACTCAATTATGTCTTCATCAAAATGTGGAAAAATTTATAGTTTTGAACCACAAAAATTGATGTTTGAAATACAATTATCAAGTATAACAAAAAATAACATTACAAACATTGAAGTTTTCAATTGTGGATTAGGTGAAGAAAATAAAGAATCTGAAATGAATCCAATTGACTATGAGTTTTCTGTACATATTGGTGATTTATCTGTGGGTTCTGGTGGAGAAAAAATACAAATAAAAAGGATGGATTCTATTATAACCGAAAAAGTTGATTTTATCAAAATTGATGTACAGGGTTATGAAAAATACGTACTTTTAGGTTCTGAAGAAATTATTAAAAATTATAAACCTACGATAATAATTGAAATTGAAAGTCATCAACTGCTTCGTTTTAATTATTCACTTCAAGAGTTATTCGATTTGATTCGAAGTTTTGGATATTATATTTTTTTCTTAGATTATTTTTATCCTTCTGACCATATATGTGTACACCAAGATAAATTAGAGGATTTTAAAAAACATAATTCAGAATTTATCAAACCCAATGAAACTAATAATGAATTAAACCATAATCTTTATTTTGGTGTCACCGAAAAAATTGTTCAATAATGAAAAAAGTTCGTATATCCGCTAATTGGGACACTTCTGAAAATCTTACCAAAAGATTGTTGTACCAATTTAAAACAGATGAAAGAGACACCTCAAATATAGAATTTGTATATGATGATTCGTATGATGTGATTGTTTTTTTTAATCACATTAATTCACCAATAAAAAAGGGTTCAAAAGTATTTGTATTCCCACACGAACCTACTTGGGCGGGCTCCCATCAATTGAATTTCCCCGCCAACGAAGACATAACAGTTTTTGGATTTGACAAAAAATTTTACAATCCTTCAGAACTTTGTGATGAATCACCCGCTTATACCTATTATGGAGGTCGTGGTCCTTGGATGGATAAAGAAGAGGATTGGAATTACAAAACGCTAATTAAAATCAATCCTGTTAAGACAAAAAACATTTCTTCAGTAATCACAAAATTGAATTCAGATGACATAAATCCTGAAGGTTGCTCCTACAGAAGTCGTCATGACTTGAATCAATTTTTAATTCACCATGCCCCATCGATTGATTTCTATGCAGGTTGGGAATTTAAAAATGAACCTGAAAAAAAACATGCCGTTGAATCCTACCGATTTAGTATTGCTTTAGAAAATCAATTTACTAAAAATTGGATTACAGAAAAATTTTACGACTCAATACTTTATAATACCATTCCGATTTATTTTGGGTGTACTAACCTGAAAGAATTGTATCCTGAGTGTGGTTATTTTGTATTCGAAGATGTAACAAACCACAAACAATGTTTGGATTTAATTAACCATATTGAAACTAACGCAGAGGACCTTTACGAAAAAATGTTACCTGAGGTAATAAAAATAAAACAAAAATACTTTAACAACTACAATTTGTTGAAAAAAATTAATAATTTATGCAATGATGGAATTTGAAGACAAAGTTTATAAAAAATGTAACTTGGAACACAACGATAGTATTTCAACTTACAATGGTTGGGCTGCCCAACAAAATTACAAAGCTTTTGAGGTTTTTCACAACTTCATTCAAAATGTTAAACCTAAAAGAATTTTAGAAATTGGAACATCAATTGGAGGATTCACACAATTTTTGAAATACACTTGTGATAATTTAGAATTGGGTACTCACATCATTTCTTTAGACATTCATGAAAAACATTGGTACTCAGACATAATTGAGATGGGTGTTGACCTTAGGTTAGAAAACATCTTTTTGGATAACTTCCAAGACATTCCTCAAGAATATAAAGATTTTATTCAAGGGGATGGGGTTACTATTGTTCTATGTGATGGTGGTGACAAAGTAAGAGAATTTAATTTGTTGTCTAAGTTTTTGAAACGTGGCGATTACATCTTAGGACATGACTACGCTTTTAACAGACAAGTTTTTGAAGAGTCTGTTTATCAAAAAATTTGGAATTGGCACGAACTATCAGAATCTGACATTTTATCCTGTTCTCAAGAAAATAATTTAGTTGATTACAATCGTGAGATTTTTGAATCGGTTGTATGGGTTTGTAAAAAAAAATATTAATATGTCAGTTACATTAGTCACAGGTTTGTGGAATATCAAAAGAGATTCTTTGGCAGAAGGTTGGTCAAGGAGTTTTGAACACTATTTAGAAAAGTTTGACCAACTTCTTAAAGTGGAAAATAACATGATTATTTTCGGAGACCCTGAGTTGGAAAGTTTTGTTTTTGAAAGAAGAAGTAGAGAAAACACTCAATTTATACCTCGGTCTCAAGATTGGTTTAAAAATGAGATTTACGATAAAATTCAAAAAATAAGAACCAACCCTTCTTGGTATAATCAGTCAGGTTGGTTACCGGAATCGACACAAGCTAAGTTGGAAATGTACAATCCACTTGTAATGTCAAAAATGTTTTTGTTGAATGACGCTCGTATCATGGACCAATTCAATTCCCAATACATGTATTGGATTGATGCCGGAATTACAAACACCGTACATTGGGGTTACTTCACTCACGACAAAATACAAAACAAATTTGATAAATTATTTTCTAAATTTGGGTTTATTGCATTTCCATACAAAGCAGAAACCGAGATTCATGGATTCACATATCCTAAGATTAATCAATACGCAGGTTCCGATGTAAAGTTAGTTTGTAGAGGAGGTTTTTTTGGTGGTAGTAAAAGTGTCATTGGTGATGTAAATGGAATTTACTACAACGTATTACAATCCACACTCAATGAAGGATATATGGGTACTGAAGAATCTCTTTTCAGTATTATGTTGTACAGACACTCTGATATGTTTGATTACTACGAGATTGAAGATAATGGTCTGATTGGTAAGTTTTGTGAAGATTTAAAAAATGACAAACACGTTTTAAAAAATGTTAATGGAGTTTCAAATTACAATAAATTGAATATTGATAACACAGCACTTTATGTTATTACCTTCAACAGTCCGAATCAATTTGAGACACTAATGAAGTCGATGGAAATCTACGACCGAAATTTTATTGACAAACCAAAAAAATTCTTGTTGGACAATTCCTCTGATTTGTCAACCACAGAAAAATACTTAGAGCTTTGTAATCAATATAATTTTGAACATATCAAAAAAGATAACTTAGGTATTTGTGGTGGTAGACAATGGATTGCAGAACACGCTCAAGAAAATGATTTTGATTTTTATTGGTTCTTTGAAGATGATATGTTTTTTTACAAAGGGCAAGACCAAGTTTGTAGAAACGGTTTCAACAGACATGTGACCGACATTTATAACAAATCTCTTGAGATTACCAAAAATAATTCTTTGGACTTTATCAAATTGAATTACTCCGAATTTTATGGGGATAATGGAGTTCAATGGTCATGGTACAACGTACCTCAACACAAAAGAGAGGAGTACTGGCCTGAAAAGCCAACTCTACCTGTACAGGGGTTAGACCCGAATGCTCCGAGAACTAAGTTCAATCAAATGTTTTCCTATAAGGGAGTTCCGTTCTCAATTGGTGAAGTATATTATTGTAATTGGCCCCAAGTGGTTTCCAAGTATGGTAATGAAAAAATGTTCCTTACAACCAAATGGGAAAGACCTTTCGAACAAACTTGGATGAGTTACATCTTCCAAGAAACTAAGTCGGGTAATATCAAACCAGGTTTAATGATGATTACCCCCACCGAACACGACAGATTTGAGTTTTATGAAGCGGGGTTAAGAAAAGAGTCCTAACAAAGTATTTATCTTTGTATGGAATTTTTTATCAGAAAAAACGCAACATTGCCTGTTTTGAAGATGCAGGTTGTTAAAGATGGTAGAACGGGTTACTTAGAAATAATGGAGTCATTAGAGAGTGCCACCATTTATTTTTCTATGATAAACACCGAAACAGGTATTCCAAAAATTGTTTCCGCACCTTGTTATATTGTTAGTTTGATATTGGCAGATGGAGCTCCAACTGAGTATTACATCTACTACAGGTTCACCTCAAGAGACACAAACACGACAGGAAGATATACAGGTCAATTCTTGGTTAAGAACAACGATGGTAATTTAATTATGCCTATCAGAGAGGACCTTTATATCAATATCGAGGACAGCTTCATTTCTGAGACTGGGTGTTGTTAATTGACCTGAGAACAAATCTTTTCTATATTTACAGTTGAATGAGTAAGACAAACTCCACATGGTGTGGAAGATAATGTGTCACTCGGAAAAAACTGTATTATGACAACACCTGAGGATATCAAAGCATTCTTGGAGGGTAACGACCCTGAAGAATTTATAGTGTCGTGTGAATTCGACTACGTATCAGATTCAATTTATAAAATCAAAGAAATTCCTGGCAAGGGAAAAGAAATCCGTAAGGATACGTTCATTCCTTTTTGTTGGGTGGGAGACCTTCGGGGTCTTAATTTCTACAACAATTCCAAGGGAGCCCAAAAGGAAGCGATGACCAAACATGGGATTGTTATTACCAAATTGGATACTCATGGTGATGAACGTATGGAACAAGGTCTGACTTACATGGTCAAGTCTTTAAAAGGTTATCGTAGTCTAATTCAGTTTTTTCGTGAAGGTAATTGTGACCCATGGGGTGAAAAGTCCCGTGACAAAATCCTTATTCTCCCCCCTGTAGAACAATACTTTATATCAAAAGAAAAACGATTGTTCAAAGGATATGAAGATTATGACGATGTAACTCGCTTGGTATTTGACTTGGAGACGACCTCTCTTGAACCCAAGGACGGTCGTATCTTCATGATTGGTATGAGAACC